CTACGGGCCTAAGAGCGGCGGAACCTGGGGGTCGGCGACGATCGACCTACTGGCGATCACGGGGCCGACAGGTGCACAGTCGATGGTGACGGGTCCGACTGGAGTCATCGGGCCAACTGGAAGCACAGGGCCAACTGGTGCGCCGTCAACCGTCGCAGGGCCAACTGGAGTCACGGGACCAAATGGTCCGACCGGGCCAACTGGGATCACCGGCGCGTCTTACACGAACACCACAAGCACGCCGACGGGCCTCGGTGCAACCGGATTCTACGATCCGTACTCGATTGGCTCGGCCGATATCCTCCGCCTTTCGTCGTCTGCCGCGGTCGCGATTCGCAGCCTTGGGTCCACTGGCGTGGACGGTGAAGTCAAGCTGCTGGTGAACGTCGGCAGCACTGGCTCGATCACGCTCAATCACGCGACCGGGGGCAACGCAAACGCCAGGATCAGCGTGCCGTGGGCCGGCGACTATTCGCTGGCCGTCAATGGCGGAACGGCCGTACTCATGTACGACGCCACGAGCCAGGTCTGGCGAGTGATTTAAGGGACGGCAGATGCCACTCAAGCAGCTTTCGTCCGCGCGAAGGCCAGACTCGTTTGACCCGCGCTCCGTTCCCGGCCTCGCGCTGTGGCTGGATGGGGCGGATACTTCCACGCTCTACACAACGGACGCGGGGCCGGTCACAGCGGTGACGGCGCCAACGGATATTAGCGGGTGCGTTGGGTGGTGGGATGCGAGCGATGCGGCCACGCTATTTGCGGCCGATACCGGAAGTACGCTGGCGACAACGACGGTTGGGCGGTGGGCCAATAAAGGCACCCTAGGAAGTGCTGCGGACTTGTTGCAGGCATCCGCCGGTTCGCGGCCTGCAATCAACACTGCCACAAGGAATGGCTTGCGCGTAATGTCATTTGATGGGGTTGACGATTGGATGCAGCGCGCTTTCACGCTGTCCCAACCCTGCACTGTGCTGATGGCTTTTTCGTATACGTCCACGTTCGCGGCCACTACTACGCTTTGCGACGGCGCCGGAAATGGCAACACGCTGCGATTTGCGCCGACCTCAGAAACGTCCGCGCTCTTTAATACCGGCGGAAACACTCCGCAATTGACGCTCACCGCGTGGGGAGCGATGAGCCAATGGCAAACGGCTTGCCTAATCGCCAACGGCGCGGCTAGCGCAAGCGCGTGCTTTCGCAGCGGACTTAGTACGGTTGGCGGACTTGGGGCGACTGCAACGGCAACGCAGCCAAACGGGCTAACGCTCGCATCGTGGGGGGCGTTTGGCCTTCAATATGCTGGCGTGATGATTGCGGAGGTGGTCGCATTTAATTCGGCACTTGCCATAACCGACCGCGCCCGCGTCGAAGCCTACCTAGCGACGAGGTGGGGTATTGCTAACGTTCACGCGCAGGCCACGGCGACGAGCGATCCGGTGGGGCATTGGCGTGACAAAAGCGGGAACGGGCGGAACGTGATTCAATCCGTAGGAAGCGCCCGCCCGTCGCTGCGTGCCGCGACCATCAACGGAAAACGATCAGTCGATTTCGACGGTGTAGACGATACGCTTTGGGTCACGCCATCCGTAACGAGCGGCGACCTAACGGCCCTTTGCGTGTATAGGTACGACACACTAAACGGCGGCGTGGTATATGACGTTGCCCATCAAGGCGACTCAACAAACGCGCAGCGCTCGGAATCAACAGGATTTCTTAATAGCATCGGGATGCTAGTTTCTGCGGCTGGTCTAGTGACGCATCGGCTGGATCGGATTCGCTCTTTCGTGGAAACGCAAGGCGGCCGCTCGTCCGTTGCTGGCGCTTATTCGGCTGGCCGCGTAGCGCTATCTAGCGCGGCGGCATCGCATGAAACCAATACAGACAGATACGGTGGCCTCGACGGCGCATCACTTACGCAGACAACTAGATTCAACGGCGGGGCATGGTCTGCGATTTCGATTGGTGCCAGAAGAAACTCCACGCCCGTATCAGTCGGCAGCGTGTTTCTAGATGGGCAAGTATGCGAGTTTTTGCTGTATGAGCGCAATCTGTCGCAATCGCAGCGCCAACGCATTGAGCAATACCTAGCCGCAAAATGGGGCATCACGTTATCCCCGCAAGTTGCGAACGCTGACGCGCAGGATTGGATCAACCGCGTCTATGCCAACGGAGGCCAAGTCAGTTCCTCCACGGCATCCGCGGTTAATACCCTGTGCAACTCCATCGACGCGGCCGGCATCCGCGATCGGTTCTACCGTATGGGCATTTTCGCGGGGTCGAATCTCGCCGCCGCACTGGTGCCGCTCTATCGCGGGCAGTCGCTTGGCGGCACGCAATTCGGTAACGCGACCGATACGAACGTTGGGCCGTTCGTCAGCGGCGATTATGTCGAGACTGGCGCGAGCGGTGGCCTAACAGGAAATGGAAGCACGAAGTATTTGCAAACCGGCATAGCGCCGTCCGCGTGGATGGCTGCGAATGGCGGATCGCACATGGCTGTCTACAAATGCACTTCCACAAATAGCGGAGTGCTGATTTCATCCCGATACAATCCGGCGAATACGGCACTGTGGCAAAACTGGGAGTATGGGGCTGGCGGAAATGCGGCCGGTGGGTCAACAGGTGCGTTCGGATCGCCGGGCTCCCACAACTCGCTATTAGGCGTGACGCGAGGCGCCGGCGGATCGGCTATCCCGGTGCGATCCTTTCGCAACGATGCCTTTAGCGCCGACAACTCTGGAGGAAATGATCCGGCCGGAACGTCTGTTCCTGTTGCTGTGTTTGCGAGAAACGGGCAATCCAGTGACACGAACGCATATACGATGAACCTGTTTACGAACCAACGGCTTGCCGCGTATAGCGTTGGCTTAAGCCTTAGTGCCGCTCAACTTTCTGCCTACAACACCGCGATGCAGGCTTTCCAAGCCTCGCTAGGCCGCAACGTATGACCCTCGCAGACCTCACCCTACCGATCAGTGACGCGGACGCGAAAGCGCTGGCGCTTGTGTTCTCGCCCGCGCTCGCCGCGAGGCTCGCGGAACTGCACGCGGAGCATGGCAATACGAATTGCGTGCCGATGCCGCGGCAACTCATCGACGGCCGGCTCATGCTCTGCGGCGACGTTCTCACGGAAGTGATGCCGGGTGGCTTGCTCCACGGAATGTGGGCCGCGGCCGATCAGTCGGTGCTTTTGCCAAGCGTTGAGGTGATCCCGTGGGCGGATGCGCTGGCGTTGCTACCGGCGGAAAGCGTGGAGGAATAGGCGGCAAACCCATCTTGTCACCTATTCCGGATGGTGTACGAATGTTTCCATGATCGACCACCTGCACGCCGTCGCCGCCCATGCCTACTACTGCGGCGAGCTGGCTGCCGGCCGGCGGGCGTGCGAATCCCTTTTGCGGCGTGAACTGCCGCCCGGCATGGAGCCCGTCGTGCGACGCAACCGGACCTGGTACACGCACCGCCTCGACGAGCTGGCGAGTACGCGATTCGTGCGGCTCGACCTGGAGCCCGCCTACCCTGGCTGGTCGCTGTTCAACCCGTCCATCGTCGCCACCGCCGCCGGCTGGATGGTCAACGTTCGCAGCTCCAACTACCGGATCGTGAACGGGTGCTACGAGATGCCGGCGGAGGACCGCGGCGTCATCCGCACGGAAAACGTGCTCGTGGACCTGGCCGACGACCTGGAGCCCGTCAACGCCCGGCAGGTGCATCACGACTACCCGCGAACCGACTTTCCGGTGGACGGCCTCGAGGACGTGCGGCTCAACATGGTGGACGGCACGATGCTGGCCTCGGCCACCGTGCGGAACATCGAGCCCTTCGACGGGGCCTGCCGGATCGCCACCGGGTATTTCGATAGCATCCGCTGCCTGCCGACGACGACCGGGCGGCACGAAAAGAACTGGATGCCGATTCTCGGCCGGGCCGAGTGGTTGTATTCGTGCCACAACGACGGCCGCGTCGCCACCGTCCGCGAGCAGGAAGAGGCCTGGCTGGTAACGAATCACGCCCCGGCTCCGCGGCTGGCGGCCGGCTTCCGCGGTGGCTCGCAGCTCGTGCCGCTCGGCGGCGGCATCTGGCTGGCCCTGGTGCACGAGGTCGCGGAGGACGAAGGCCGCCGCATCTACGAGCACCGTTTCGTGTCCTTCGACGAGGCGGCCGGCTGGGCGATTGTCGGCGTGTCGCTGCCGTTCGCCTTCCTCGAGCAGCGGGCGATCGAGTTCGCCGCCGGCCTGGCGATCAAGGGCGGCCGGCTCGTGGCGTCGTTCGGCGTGCGGGACGCGGAAGCGTGGCTCGTGGAAATGACGGTCGCCGAAGTCACAAACCTCCTGGTGCGGCCATGAGCACGGTACAGCTTTCGATCTACGACCGCGTCAAGTCGCTGCTGGAATCCAACTGGCGGGAAAACGATTGGTTTTTCTGCGACTCGGCCGTCATCGGCCACTACGCGATGAAGGCCGCGATTTGTGAGCGGTACAAGCCGCGCCGCGTGATCGAGATTGGAACCCGCTGCGGCTACTCGCTGATGGTGTTTTCGGCCGTCGCCCCGCGGGCCTCGTTCCTCTGCATCGACGGCTGCATGGACGACGATTCGCTCGACTGCCTGGCTCACGCCAAGAACTTGATTGACCGGCACCAGATCGAGGCCGACCTGGTGGTAGTCGATTCGCACGCGATCAAGAGCCTGCCGCGGGCGTGCTTCGCTCACGTCGATGGCGACCACAGTTTCGCCGGGGCCCTGGCAGACCTGCGGCTCGTCGCTCACTGCCGAGCGATCCTGGCGGACGACTGCTGCAATCCGCAGGTGGCGAGGGCGGTGGAAGTGTTCGCCCGCGAGGCCAACCGCCAGGTCGAATACATCAACGACGGCCTGCGACGCGTGGCGGTGCTGACATGAAAATCGGCATTTACGCCCTGGCGAAGAACGAGGCCGCCAACGTGCCGGCCTGGGAGTCCTCCTGCCGCGAGGCAGACGTGCGGGTGGTGACTGACACGGGCTCGAGCGACGCTACGGTCGAGCTGCTCGAGGCCGCCGGCGTGACGGTCGCCCGCGGGGCACCGATCCCGTGGCGATGGGACGACGCCCACAACCTTTCGCTCTACCACCTGCCGGCCGACGTGGACGTGTGCATCCGCCTCGACCTGGACGAAGTGCTCGATCCAGGTTGGCGGGACGCTCTCGAGGCCGCGTGGACCCCGCAGACGACGAAGCTCCGCTACTGGTACCAGTGGAGCACCGACGTGCGGTTCCTGTCGGACCGCATCCATACCCGTGGCGGCTATCGGTGGGTGGGGGCGACGCACGAGGGGCTCGCCCGTTGGTCTGGCGAGGAAGTGCAGACGACGACCGAGGCCCTGACGATTCGCCACCATCGGCAGCCCGGCAAGCAGCACAAGAGCGACCTGACGCTGCTGCGGCAGGCCGTGCGGGAAAACCCGCTGGACGTGCGGATGCACTGGTACCTCGCCCGCGAGCTGGACTATGCCCGCGATGCCGAGGCCGTGGAAGCGTTTGAGCGGTACCTGCGGATGCCGGGCGGGGCCGCGACCGAGCGGGCCTACGCGTACCGGGCCCTGGCTCGGCTGCAGCCGGACCGGGTCAAGCCGCGATTGCTCGAGGCGATCCAGGCGGCTCCGCAGGAGCCCGAGGCCTTCCTGGCGTTCGCCGAGATGGCGGAGCAGATGGGCGATTGGGTGTCGGCGCTTTACTACGCGAGGCACGCGGCGTTTTGCCCGCCGGCCAATCAGTCGCACGCGAGCGATCCGCGAGCCTACGGTCCGCGGGCTCCGGAGCTGGCCTGCGTCGCGGCCTCGAGGCTCGGCCTGGACGGCGAGGCCCTCAAGCACGCCCGCGAAGCGTTCCGGCGTGATTCGGCCAATCCGATATTCGCCGGCAACCTTGCTCTACTAGAGAAGAAGGCCACGGAGAGCGGCCCCAAGGTCGCCTAACAATGCCCGACGCTGTCGCTATCGAAATATCCGACGCCCTGGCCGCCGGCCTGGCGGCCTACGAGTTCTCGGCCCCATACGCGTCGATCCCGGCCAAGCGGGTGTATGTGCCGGACTACGAAGGGCCCGAGCTGCGGACGCTCAAGGTGAGCGTGGTGCCGGCGACGGTGGAAACGGAGCGATCCTCCCGCGGCCAAGACCTATTCACCCATGAGGTGATGGTCGTCGTCGCCCGAATGGTGGACGGCAGCAACCAGGAGATCGACGAACTGGCGAATCTCTGCCAGGAGATCGTCGATGCCATCCGGAGCGACCTGCTCGTGATGCCGTCGATGCCTGCCAACGCCCACTATTTCGGGGCGGCCATGCAGACGACGTTCGACCGGGATTCGCTCACCGATCGGCGGGTATTCCTGTCACAGATTGCCGTGACGTACCGGGTGCCGCGTGACCATCTGACGCCGACGGGGCCCTAGCATGGCAATCTTCCCGACAGGCGGCGGAATGTTCCCGATGGGTGGCGGCTGGAAGATTCCAGGCGTCGCCATGCGGGCGAGCGTGTCCAATTTCTTTGATCGGGCGGCCGTGAAAAATGCCCTGTCGGACATGGAGTATCGGGCCCTGACGAAAGGCTCCATGCGGATTAAGGATCACGCCCGCAAGTCGATCAAGAAGATGGGCCTGGCGAAGCCGAAGCTCAAGGTAATGAAGGCCAATCCCGGCCTCAATCTTCGCGAGCTGTATCGCCTGCCGGGCCTGCGGCCGCATACGAAGAAGGCGATCCTCGATCGAGTGCGAGAGATCAAGGTGCGGCCGCAGTCTGCTCCAGGCGATCCACCGCATACGCACGTTCCATCGGCCCATATGCTCGGCTTTCGGCGAAACCTGTGGAACTTCTACGACCCGATGAGCCACTCGGCCGTGGTCGGGCCGTCGAAGAAGGGGAAGCAACTGCCGTACCTGCACGAGTTCGGCGGATCGCAGACGCTAACGACCTGGGGCTACATACCGAAATACACGGGGAACTACGTTCCTATCGTCACCAGGCTCGGCCAGGGACAACACCCAAAGAATCGCAGTCGGTGGCTCCAGGTCGGCGGACCTCGCAACTTCGTCTATCCTCCGCGGCCGTATATGCACCCGGCCATGATGAAGGCCGTTACAAGCGGCGAGCTGCAGCGGATTTTCCGCGGGGCGTTCCGTGTTTCGCAGGCCGGCCGCGGCACGTCCATCCGCGGAGGAAGGCCGTAATTGGGTATACTGACGTACAGGTAGGCGATTCCCGCCAGACCATCTGGAGCACCCGCACAAA